TGAGTAAACCGCACAAAATTGTTAAATTTCGAGTGTTCTAGTACACACTTATTAACATATGTGCAACTAAAATTAACACTAAATGTTAAAATGTTAATTTATATATATGGTTTCAATTGTTTATTTTTAAATGAGAAATATCAAGAACTAACAAAAAGTATTTACAAATTTATTTTTATATAATATTAATGTCAGATATAGTAAAAGGTGACGTCATCATGCTATTCATCAAGAAATCAGACACTTGGCAGGCTATAGCTTATGGAAAGAGTCATGAGTTGTCAATATCAATGAATACGAAGAATGTTCACAGTAGAGACCATGACAAGTGGACTTATTTCAGACCAGAGTACTCAGAATGGTCAATAAGCTGTGACTATCTGTATTCTGAAGATGCTGATTGCTTGTTTGATTTGTTTGAGAGACAAGATACTGTATATGTGATGTTAGGTCTTTCTTCTAACTATGATGGAAATGGCATAGTTGACACAGACAATGAATGGTCAATAGAAGAAGGATATAAAGGAAAAGCAATCATAACATCAATAAGCATCAATGCTGAAGATGGTGATGCTGCTACTTTGAGATGTGAGCTCAATGGTGTCTCTAAGTTGTCTAAAGAGTTGGCTAACTTTGAAGAAGAGCCATCAACAGGCTTCAATCCAGAGAAGCTTGACCCAACACTAGAGTTCACTTTCTCATCATCAATAACAACAAACAGTGAAGACAACAAGTACAAGCTATCTGATTTCACAGAGCTGCTTAACCCAGATAACCTACCATTGAGATTCACAGTTGAGCCAATGACAGGTACATTAGAAGACTAACAAAAATACATGAGATGACAAATGAATTTTGAAGATATATCATTATCAACTTTAAGTCCAGGTACATACACTATCAAAGCTATATTTGATGGTGATGATACATACAACCCAAAGACTACAACTTTCATACTAGTAGTTGGTGAGAGACCTGAAGACACTCATGTTGTGATTGACTTAGACAATAATCAAGGAGAGACAGTCACTCCTACATTGTCTTTTGCTTCAAGTGAGTTTACTATCATACAAGATGGTATTAACTTCATTTATCCACTTTTAACACCTATTAACCCTTCAAACAAGCCATTAGAATGGACATCAAGTAGTGAGAATATCACTATAGATGTGTCAAACAACACAATGGAAGTAAGAGAACTAGGTACATATACAATCACAGCAACAATAATCGATGATACTTTAGATACACCTGTGTCAGCTTCTTATACTGTCATAGTACAAGATGAAGATGGTAATACAACTAAAGTACCTAAAGACCTTGGTCTATACTTGAATCTAACATAGTGACATATTATGATATGAGTCCTGAAGATGACAAATATGTACTACAGATACCAAAGACTAATCAATCAGACGACAAGATAGTACCATCAGAACTAATCAGTCTGTTCTACTATACTGTTGGAGATGATGAGTCAAACATATTTCTAGCAACACAAGGATTCATACCTAAAGAATATTTCACTGAATATGGCAACTATACAATCATCCTTAATTTCAATGGAAATGAAGATTGGCTACCAACAGAGTTGACATATACACTATCAATAGTTGAACGTTCTGAAGCAGATATTTCATTTACAAGTCAAAATGTTACATATCGTAAAGAAAATGACAATATTTATCAACTACAAAATTTGAATAATCCTCATGATCTACCAGTTACATGGTCTAGTACAGGAACAGATGTGATGATAGATCCACAAAACTCAACTGTAAAGATAAATGACAATAATGAATTTACAATAATAGCTACATTCAATGGTAATGAGCTATACAGACCAGCACAAGCTACATACAACATCAAGATAGTACTATCACAAGCAGAAGCAAGAATCTACTTTGAGCATGATAGCTACTCAGAGTCTGCTGCATCAGGATTGGTTGCCAATCCTCAACTCATCAACCCAGCAGGATTACCAGTAACATACACAATAAGTGATCCTAATGCAACAGTTGAAGATGCAAACAATGGTAAGTGGTACTATTGTAATGTATCATCTTCTGGTTCAATAAATAATGCAACTATAACAGCTACATTTGCAGGTGATGACATATATGAGCCAATGACAGCAACTTGTACTTACTCATTAGACAATAACACATCACAAGTTGGCAACTCAGGATTGTCATTCACTAATTCAACTGACAGACAAGCAGGTAACTACTATGGTACATATCCATTGCAGCCAATCAACAACCCACATAATCTGCCTATCACATGGGATTCAAATCTATCAAGATACTATTGCAAGATTGATGCTGATAATGGACTTATATATGTCAATGAGTACTTCCCAAATATTTGTATCATAGCATCATTCAAAGGAAATGACCAGTATGACAGAGCAACTGTATCTTATGAGCTTCAGATTACAAGACAAGATGTGACATTGTCATTTGATGATAGTATTGTCACTCTCAATGATGTTGAAGAAGGCAAAGCTACATCATACAGACTACAATATGCATCTAGTGATCCATTTGGACTTAGCATCGACTATAATGTGTATAATCTTGCTAACTCTGATTGGAAGCTACCTATAACACTCAAGAATGATGGTAATATGTATGTTGACTTGAGTACTGCAACAACATGGATGGTATATGCTTCATTCAGAGGTGACATGGTATACAAGCCAGCTACTACATCTTATGCTATAACAGTCAACACAATAACTAGAGAGGACATCAACCTTAAGTTCAACAACCCAACAATGACAATAGATACAGCTACAACAGAGCTTGAATTACAACCATTGTATTGGAAGCTTGCATCACAAGATGATACATTCTGGAAACAAGTAAGCTATGACAGCTCATCAGCTGACTATCTTGATGTTGACATATCTTGTGAGAGTGATCTGCTTATATTGACAGTAGACAAGGCAACTGGCAAGATTTACTTGTATGACAGCAACAACCATGCATCTAACATACCAAATGGAACTTATACTATCACAGCTAATTTCTATGGTAGCTCAACATACAATCCTACATCTGCATCATACCAAGTAGTAGTGAGCAACTCACAGCAAGGTGGTGGAGATAACCCAGGTACAAACAAGATACCTAATGGAATACAATGGAATGTTCAGACTAGTACATTCACACAGACAAATAACAATATATATGTTATTTCTCTTGTAGATGTCAACCCATATAATCTGCCTATCACCTATACTGTATATGGACCTACTGGTACAACATTGACTGGTAATGAGTTGTATTGTCCTACAACAGGTACAATTGTGATTGAAGCTTCATTTGATGGTAATGACACATATACTTCATATCTTGAAAGTCGTGTGTTTAGTATTACTAGTTCACAACAGAATCCATCAGATTATCAAAATGAATATCTTACTTTTGAAGCTCTTGAAGATGATGTAGAGATATATTTCAATAATTACCATCAAGATGGTGTAGACTCAACTCTTAGACAAATACAATATTCAACTGATAAGAATATTTGGAATAATTGTACATCATTTGACAGAAAATCAGATTCATCTGCTAGTCCAATTGTAAGTTTAGATATGGGACAAAAACTTTATCTAAGAGGTACTAATAATGTTTATGGTGGAGTTTATTATTATAATTACTTCACTAGTACAGGAAGAATAAATATTTCTGGTAATATCATGTCATTAGTTGGAGGAAGTAATTTTAGAAATCTAACAACATTGACAGGACAATATAATTTCAAATATATTTTCAATGCTTTAAAGGTTGTAGATGCTTCTAATCTCATATTACCAGCTACTACATTAAAAGAATATTGTTATCATGGTATGTTCCTAAATTGTACATCACTTACTAATTTACCAAACTTACCAGCTACTACATTAGCAGATGGTTGTTATGAACATATGTTCGATAGTTGTACATCACTTACAAATATACCAAATAACTATCTACCAGTTACTACATTAGCATATGGTTGTTATGGTGGTATGTTCGGATATTGTACATCATTAACAACAGTTCCTAGTAACTTATTACCAGCTACTACATTAACAATAGCTTGTTATGCTGGTATGTTCCAAGGTTGTTCATCACTTACTTCTGCTCCACAATTACCAGCTACAACATTAGCTAATTTTTGTTATAATGTTATGTTTGCTCGTTGTTCATCACTTACTTCTGCTCCACAATTACCAGCTACAACATTAGCAGAAAATTGTTATTCAAATATGTTTAATAGATGTACATCACTTACTGCTGCACCGGTATTACCAGCTACTACATTAGTAAAAAGTTGTTATTCAAATATGTTTTATGATTGTACAAATCTTAGATATATCAAGATGCTTGCAACAAACATAAGTGCATCAAAATGTTTGTACTATTGGGTTACAGGTGTTGCTTCAACTGGTACATTTGTAAAAGATTCTAATATGACATCATTACCTACAGGTGATAATGGTATACCTACAGGTTGGACAGTACAAGATGAATCTGGTTCAAGTGGTTCAGGTGGTTCAGGAACACCAACTATTTTATTACCAAGTGATATAATATATGAAGTTTCTGACCAAAATTACACATATGACCCTATTACTAACACATATCCAATCTATTTTGTAACAGAGAATCCACATAATCTGCCTATAACATATTCTGTTCTTGGTGGTACAATAAATGGAAGTAATGTCTATATACCAGCTACAGGTACATACACAGTTGTTGCAAACTTTGCAGGTGATAGTACATATCAACCATGGTCAGACTACTATACAATAACAATTACACCAGGTGTAATTGCACAATAAATATATCAATTTAAATATTATGATAATAAATGTCGAACAAGTTTACAGTAAATATCCTAAGAAAGTAATAGAATACATGCAGAATTTAGTTGATTGTCTGTTGCAAGATTACGGTAAGATACCTACATCTTGGAGAATCAGCTTAGATTTGATAGCCGACAACTATGACATCTACATGAAAGCTAAAGAAGCAATAGATAATGAAGGATTGTTAAGAAAAGATACTCATGGTAGAACATTCAAGAATCAGAATATCAATATCATGAATACAGCACAAGAAAAGATAATCAAGCTTATGTCTAGTTTTGCTCTTACACCAATGTCTCGTTCAAAGATGAAGAATCTAGACAACACATCAACAAAAGATGAGCTAGAAGACTTGATAGCCTAAGATGGTAGAGTCACAAAGACTCTACCTTTAACTATATTTAACTTTTATTAATGACAAATATTGATAAAGACAAGTTATACTGGAAATACTGTTTTGATGTTGTTGAAGGAAGACAAGTAGCTGGAAAATGGATAATAAGAGCCTGTGAGAGAATGATAGAATGGGCTAATAGAGATGATATTTTCTTAGATTATGAAGGAATAGACAAGAAAATACGTATTATCCAACGTTTCAAGCTAGAGAATGGACAACATTTCAAGCTACAACCATTTCAATCATGGATAATCTGCAACATATTTGGATGGTATTATGTTGATGAACCAGATGTCAGAGTCATAAATAATGTATTGCTTCTGACTGCTCGTAAGTCAGGTAAGTCTACTTTTGCATCAGCTATAGCACTTGTACATATACTTTCTGATAAAGAATCATGTCCTGAAGTTGCTTTCATTGCAAATACAGCACAACAAGCAGGTATGTTGTTCAAGTATTGTGACAGATTTGCTAGATCAGTTGACCCAAATCAGAAGATATTCAGAAGATATAGAAACAGCATCAGAGTACCAAGACTTGATGCTCAGATTAATGTACTTTCATCTGATACTGCTCATATTGATGGTCGTTCAGACTCATTGTTCATACAAGATGAGACACATGAAGCTAAGTCATTTGAGTTATGGAATGTACTTAAGACAGGTCAAGGTGCTAGAAAGAATCCATTAGCTATATCAATCACAACAGCAGGATTCAACTTAGGTGAGATGTACCCATTATACTCACAATGGAAGTACTGTACAAGCATACTAGATAACATGATTGAAGATGATACTTGGTTCGCTGCAATATATCAGATGGATGATAATGATGACTGGAAAGATGAGGCTAACTGGGTAAAGGCAAATCCTGGTATAGGTATCACACCTGACTGGAGATACATGAGAAACCAAGCAAAGTCAGCTATACAAAGTCCATACAATGAAGTATCAATCAAGACAAAGAACTTCAATATATGGTGTCAGTCAGCACAGACATGGATCCAAGATGAGAATATCAAGAAATGTATGCAGAAAGTCAATCTAGAAGACTACAAAGATGAAGTTGCTTATGGTGGTGTTGACCTTTCATGTACAAATGACTTGACAGCTTTTGCTGTGATGATACCACCTAACCAATATAGAGCTTTGAATCCTGACAAGTATATATTCAAAGTATGGATTTACATACCACAGATTGCATTAGAGACATCTATAAATAGAGAACAATATACTATATTTATTAAGAACAAACAAGCATTCATCACATCTGGTAATACAGTTGACTATGAGAAGATACTACAAGACCAGCTAGCAGTTGCAAACATAGTTCAGTTTGATAAGATTGCATATGACAGATATAATGCAAGACAATGGGCTATAAGTGGTGAATGTGAAGGATTACCACTTGAGCCTTATGGACAGTCTTTAATGTATTTTAACATTCCAACTAAACATCTGTATATGTTGATTATGAACGAACAATGTATAATAGATGCTAATATGGTCACTTCTTGGGCATTTAGTAATGTAGAGATAGTTGAAGACCATAATGAGAATATAAAACCAATGAAATCACAAGGAGATCCAAACAAGAAAATCGACCCTGTAATTGCTATGATTGAAGCATTAGGTGTTTATTTAGGAGATTCACAATATAGTGCTAATGTTATAGCTTTATAGTTTATTTTTACTTAAATATATAATTCTAAATCATGAAACAAAAGAAAATTGGCTCTAAGCTTTATGTATTTGATGGTGAGCCTTACGTTATCACAGAAGATACTGATGCTACAGTTGTTTATGTTCAAGCACATCTTTTTAATGGATATAAAGAACTAAATCCTTCTCTTAATATCAAGAAAATCAATTATAATGCAATTGGTGTAAACAAACCAGAATATTATGATTATCTTATTCAAGAAGATGAGACAGAAGTAGAGTCTCCAACTGAAGTAGAAACTCCAACAGAGACTGAAAGTCCAACTGAAGTAGAAACTCCAACAGAGACTGAAAGTCCAACTGAAGTAGAAACTCCTACAGAAACTGAAAGTCCAACTGAAGTAGAAACTCCAACAGAGACTGAAAGTCCAACAGAACCAGAAGGATAATCAGATAAAATTTATTATTAAATTATAATAAGAAACACTTTCAACAAATATATTGATAATGTAAAATGAATCAAATACCATCAATAGTAAGTGGTAATGACTTTGTACTTAATTTCTATGTATATTCACCATCTTATGTCGATGGCAATACAATAATGACTGAGTTTGATTTGACAGATTGTAAAGATATTGAAATCAAACTCATTCATTCTAAACACGTATATATTGCCAAATATACATTAGATGAATCAGATGCAAACTTAATGAAGATTGATATTGACAGTAAGCTTGCTGTTGGTTCTTATGCAATAGAGATTACAGGAAAGACATCAGATGGAAAGAACTGGCGATACAAAGGCAAGCAAGGTGAATGTTTCAATATTGTAGATGCTACCAGTGCTGCTCAATATACAACTGAAGGTGAGACATGTATCAACTGTGTCATTGGATTCTATGGCACAGACATGAATAACTACTATACAAAAACAGAGATAGATGACTTCTTAAGTAATCCATTAGATACAAGTTATTATGCTTTGAAATCAGAATTGTTCTCTGGTGACTACAATGACTTGACTAACAAGCCATCATTCGGTGACTATGCTACTAAGAACTATGTGAACAACAAAGTTAACAATACATCATCTTTGATAATGCAACAAATTGCTACTAAAGCAAATTCAAGTGATGTATATACAAAATCTGAAGTAAACAATCTTATAGCATCTAATCCAGGTTCAGGAACTTCTACACCTGTTGATTTATCTGCCTATGTCACAAAAGAAGATTTGAATACTGCAAGTTATGTCACATCTAGTTATTTGGATAATTATGCTTTGAAATCAGAATTGTTCTCTGGTGACTACAATGACTTAATCAACAAACCAACATTTACAGGTGGTGGAGCTGGAGTTGATTTATCTGGTTATGTTACAAAAGAAGATTTGAATAGTGCAAGTTATGTTTCATCTGTTCATTTAGATGAATATGCAACTATAACTTATGTACAACAGAATTATGTTTTACAATCACAAGCATTCTCCGGTGACTATAACGACTTAATAAATAAGCCAACATTTACTGGTGGAAGTGAAGTTGATTTATCAGATTATGTTAGTAAGAGTGACTTATCTACTTTAGGATATATCACATCTAATGATTTATCTAACTATGTGACACAGTTTGATTTATCTGTAGCTTCTTATATTACATTTAGAGACTTAGATGGTTATGCAACAGAAAGCTATGTTATGAATCAAGGATTTATAACACAATCAGATTTAGTTGATTATCCACAAAGAAGTGAGCTGTTCTCTGGTGATTATAATGACTTAATCAACAAGCCAGATATACCAACAATGCCTA